CAGAAAGAAATTATTGAGAAGTACCAAGCCAGAGTTAAAGAACTTGAGACTGTCTTTAGGGAAACACAGAGGGATCTAGAGGCTGCGAAAGATACTAGAGCGGAGGAAGTAGTCACCCTAAGAAGGGACAATCCTGAGCTACTGGCTAAGCAGCTAGAAAAAGCATTTGGGTTTGAATATGTTGAGTAAGGTTGCACAAATATTAAGTGTCACTTTAGTTCTGTGCAGCACGGCGGTTGCAGGGGATGGAAGCTTTGCTCTAGTTCCTAATGGCGGTCGTGTACCATTTCAAGCTACATGCTTCGATGACATTGCTACTGCAGAGCTTCTAACTTGGAGGGAGTTCCAAGAAAAAGAATTTGAAAACAGGCTGAAGTTTGAATTAGCTCTACAGGATGAGAAGTATACTCTGGAGTTGGACTCCTTGAAGATTAAGCTAAATGAGGCCGTCTTTAGATATGAGCAGCAAATCCTACTAAGAGACGAAGAAATAGAGTCCTTAAGGGGTATAATAAAGAAAGATAGAAAAGTAAATTTACCTTTAGTTATAGCTGGTAGTATCGCTGCTGGCATAGCTATAGGAGTGGGGACGGCATATGCGATTGATAAAGCTATTCAGTGAGCACCCAAGAAACGTAGGGATGTCATACCTTAGCCACTTTGTGCGTGCTCTGGTGTTTTCGTTCCTACTTACTTATGCTGCAGTCATCTGTTTGATACATGCAGTATTTCCATTTTTATTTGAGCATGATGCATCAAGCATAGTTTCTATGCTTAACAACGAAATGAGGGCACTATGAAGGATCCAAATAGGATTGCAAGGATAGAAAAGGCCATCGCGCAAAAGTATGGACAAGAGGCAATTGAAAATCCAAGAAAGTATTGGAACGACGAAAAAGAGGAATCCTACAAAGAGCAGCTTAAAAAGCTTGCAGAAAAGGAGCGATTCTTCGAAGAAAGCGAAGAGAAACATGAAGTCAATGGGATTTTAGTTTCTAAAAAACTAATTAATAGAGAATTCGTAAGGAGAGACTGTCCTGTTTGTGAAACTTTTTCTTTTAGTGTGAAGGATGATGCTTACATGAGTAAATACGATTGTTGCTACAATTGTTATATTCAGTGGGTTGATGGCAGAGAAGAAAGGTGGCTAACAGGCTGGCGTCCAACAAAGGGAGACAAATAATGGCAACCACTTTAGAAATCATCAGAGGGATCTCACAGGCAGCAGCTAATGCATATGACGGCGCTCACATGGAAAGCTACTCGTCTGATGGCAAGGCAAGAAAGGTTGGCCTTAAGCGCGAAGAGGGAAATCCGATTACAGATAAGCGGGTTATGGATGGTTTTGGTGTCTCTTTCCACGGACCAAAGCTAAAGATCTCCTACCATTCAGAGGTTATGCTCAAGGAGATTTATTCTACTCCTTTTGAGTCTAACGTAGAATCTATGATAAATGATATTGCCACATTTCTTAAGAAAGAGTACAAGGCAATCACAGGCGACTCCCTTACCCTAACGGCAGAGGGTGATGTTAACGTAATCGTTCAAAATACTTCAAGAGTTCGTACTTGGTGCCAGGCCCACAGGATGTACAATATTGGTACCATAAACGAGGTTGAAGAGGTAAAAGCTCCATCTGAAGACCGCATGGACGTTAAGTTCAGAACTTTCCTAGACAACGGTGGGTTTGCAGGCAAGAGACCAGAGAACGATTCTAGAAAGAAAGAGTAGGCCAACATGGCTTACCAGCTAACAAAGAAGGAAGTCTTAAGAGAGATTGTTAAGTCTGGTAAAGACCCGGCTTACTTTATCAATAACTATTGTAGGATCTCTCACCCTCTTGAGGGCTTAATTCCTTTTAAGACTTTCCCATATCAAGATGATATGTTGGTTAATTTCAACGATCATCGCTTCAACATCATACTAAAAGCCAGACAGCTGGGCCTATCGACAATCGTTGCGGCCTATGTTGTTTGGCTGCTGCTATTTCATCGGGACAAGAATGTTTTAGTTATGGCAACTAAGTTTGCAACAGCAACAAACTTGGTTAAGAAAGTAAAGAATATTATGAAGAACTTACCGGACTGGATACGGATTGCTGAAATTAAAATCGATAACCGTTCTTCTTTTGAGCTAAGTAACGGCTCACAAATCAAAGCAGCGTCCACGTCTGGTGACGCTGGACGTTCAGAGGCACTCTCTCTTTTGGTTCTGGACGAGGCCGCCCACATTGATGGGTTAGGCGACTTGTGGACGGGCTTGTATCCTACTCTGTCAACTGGTGGTCGGTGTATTGCCTTGAGTACTCCAAATGGTATTGGTAACTGGTTTCATAAAACATATATCGATGCTGAAGCTGGAGAGAACGACTTCTTCCCCTCCAACCTACCGTGGGACGTTCATCCGGAGCGAGATCTTAGGTGGTTTGAAAAAGAAACAAGAAACATGTCAAGACGGCAGATCGCACAGGAGCTTGAATGCAACTTCAACACATCTGGCGAAACTGTAATACATCCTGATGATATCGCGGTTGTAAAGGAAACTGTTAAGGAGCCAACTTACAGAACGGGCTTTGACAGAAACTATTGGATTTGGGAGAGGTACATAAGTGGTGAGAATTACTTACTTGTAGCAGACGTAGCTAGAGGTGACGGCAAAGACAGTTCTGCTTTTCATGTATTTAAAATCTCTACAATGGAACAGGTAGCCGAGTATCAAGGGAAGCCAAGTCTTGATATGTATGCCAGCATCTTAGACCAGGTTGGGAAAGAATATGGTAATGCTCTGTTGGTAGTTGAAAACATTGGTATTGGAATTTCCGTACTTGAGAAGCTTGAGTTGCTTGGGTATACAAATATATACTACTCCCTGAAAGGGACGCACGAATACATTGAGCAAGAAGTGGCTTATACAAATAGCAGTTCTGTACCAGGTTTCTCCACGACTGTTAAGACTAGGCCGTTAGTTGTAGCTAAAATGGAAGAGTTTATAAGAAATAAACTAGTTATTATACGTTCGAATCGCCTATGTAACGAAATGGAGACTTTTATCTGGAACAATGGAAAGCCACAGGCAATGAGGGGTTACAACGATGACCTTATCATGTCTTTGGCGATTGGTTGCTGGGTCAGAGACACAGCCTTGACAGCCAACAAGAGAGAGATGGAGTATCGAGAAGCCTTTTTCAGTTCTCTAGTTTCTACAAATAAAAAACTTGACACAAGCATACCTGGCATGTTAGGACATAATAGTTTTGACAATAGAAAGAAAGCGGCACTACAACAGCAAGAACAGTACATCTGGTTAATGAAGGGGTAATAAATGGCTGACGAAGACAAGAGAAATCCTAGAAATCCTGCATCTGATATATACAAGAGACTAACAAAGTTATTCTCTGGCCCTATAGTCAGCCGTAGAACACAAACAGGCCGCAGAATACGCAAGCAACAGCTTGATAAGTACGGACATATGTTTAAGTCTGCCTCTGGGCAGGAATTTAAGAGGTCTCACTATAACCCATTTGAGTCCATGAACTCAAACTACATGGCTAACCAGAACAGAACTGAGAGATATGTTGACTCTGACCAGATGGAGTACACACCAGAGATTGCCTCCGCACTAGATATATACGCTGATGAAATGACGACATCTTCTCCGTTAGCCCAGATGTTGCAGATTAAGTGCCCGAATGAAGAAATCAGAGCTATCCTAGACACCCTGTACAATGACGTACTAAATGTTAAGTTTAACCTTTTTGGCTGGGCTCGCACAATGTGCAAGTATGGAGACTTCTTTCTCTATCTAGACGTTGACGAGACATACGGTGTCCGTCATGCAATTGGTCTGCCGCCAAATGAGATTGAAAGACTTGAGGGTGAGGACAAAACAAATCCAAACTACATCCAGTTCCAGTGGAACGCTGCAGGCATGACTTTCGAGAACTGGCAGATGGCACACTTCCGTATCCTTGGGAACGACAAGTACCACCCATACGGAACTTCAGTCCTAGAGCCAGCACGCCGTATTTGGCGTCAGCTTACACTTATGGAAGACGCTATGATGGCGTATCGGATTGTCAGGGCACCAGCTAGAAAGGCATTCTACGTTGACGTTGGTAACATCCCGCCGCAAGACGTTGAACAATACATGCAGAGAGTCATCACTGCGATGAAGAGAAACCAGGTCGTCAACCAAGACACTGGTCGTGTTGACTTGCGCTATAACCCAACGAGCATCGAAGAAGACTATTACATCCCTGTTCGTGGTGGCACAAAGTTTGCCTCTATTGAAAACATAGGTGGCCAAGAGAGAAATCATGATATTGATGATGTTAAGTATTTAAGAGACAAGCTTTTCTCTGCTATTAAGATCCCTGCTTCGTACCTAACTCAAGGAGAGGGCGGCACTGAAGACAAGACAACCTTGGCGATGAAAGACGTTCGTTTCGCCAGAACAGTGCAACGACTTCAGAGGCCACTACTCTCCGAACTTGAAAAGATTGGCATAGTTCACCTACATACTTTAGGGTTCCGTGGGGAAGACCTAATTAGCTTTACTCTGGCCCTTAATAACCCATCTAAGATCGCAGAAATCCAAGAGCTTGAGCACTGGAACCAGAAGTTCTCTGTTGCAACAAACGCTACTGATGGATTCTTCTCCAAGCGTTGGGTCGCAGAAAATCTCTTCGGAATGTCTGAAGAAGAATTTATTCGTAACAAGAGGGAGATCTATCACGACCGTAAGTATGAAGCTGAGCTTAACGCAGTTGGCGAAGCTGTTGGGCAACAGGCTTCAGGGGCACTCGCTGGGGGCCTCGACACAGGCATGCCAACTGGCTTTGAGGGGGCAGAAGGCTTGCCTGGTGCAGAAGAGCCACCAGTGCCAGAGGCAGCCCCAGAGCCTGCCGCAGAGACCCCAGCCCCAGCTGGTGACGAAGCAGGGGGTAGCCCACTCTTAGCGACCCCTGGAAAGAGAGATGAGGATGGAAGAAAGACGAGTGGCCCAAGAACAAAATCTATAAAAAGAACAGCTGTCCCAGAGGCAGTCTCAGGCGGTACTCTTCGGGGAACGCTCCCTGGATACGCTGGTCATGATAGCATCAGCACCCTCCAAAAGGGCATAACCTCGGAAGCTACTAGTTATGAGAGAGAGCAGAATCTTCAGGAAGAAAGAATTTTCTCTATAAACTACGAAACAGAAAGACTATTAGAAAACCTTAAAACAATGGAGACAAAGATCGATGAAGCACAATAAGAAAAGAAACACTGCGTTTCTCTACGAGTGTCTTGTAAAGGAGATGACAAGGGCTGCTATACAGTCAGATGTGGATACAAAAAATACCATAGCCTCTATTCTCAAGGAGCACTTTAACACTGCAACTGTACTTCATCGTGAGCTAAATCTGTATAAGACTTTATGCGAAGTAAACGAAGTAAAAAGAGAAACAGCAGAGAGAATCCTATCTGAAGTTAAGAGAGTCTACCATACACTTGGTGAGCAAGAGATTTTTGATGAGCAGTCTCAAGTAATCAAGAAGGTTAATACCGATCTGTCAAAGTCTATCTTTAACAATTTTATCTCCAACTATAAGACATTGGCAACAATTTCACAAATGTTCTCTGCGAAGGTCCCGATTGCACAGAGAGTTATTTTAGAAGAAAAGATGATTGATCTTATGACTTCACCACGCCAAAGTGTCCCTAAGATGAAGCCAATCGACAACATCACGTACAAGATCTTTGTTCAGAAGTTTAACGACAAATATGGCTCTTCCCTGAATGAGAACCAGAAAGATTTATTGTCTAGGTATGTAACACTTTCTCCGGAAACATCTACAGACTTCAAGCTCTATATAAATGACGAGATTGGTCGACTAAAGACTGAGATTAAAAATCTACAAGTTAGGAGAGAAGTTGTGCTAGACGAATCTCTCAGTAATAAAAACAGAGAGGTGTTGTCTATACTGGAAAACTTTAGTACACAGCCAATCAATGACGACATGATCAAAACAATCTTAAAGATACAAGCTTTGGTCACGGAGGTTTGAGATGCCTGATGTAAGAATTCGTTTTACCCCGTCCGAAAAAAAGGTAATTGTTAAAGTTGTAGACGAGAATGAAGTTCTTGCGTCCTTCTCTCTAAAGGCCAAAAAGACTTTAGACGGAAACATAATAGTCTATGACCATGCAGACATAGACATTATTCTTCGCCCAGAGCAAAAGAAGATTGTAACTTTTAAAAAGGATAGCGTAAACGGGGACGTTGCTTATGGTGCAGCTGACCGAATGTTTAAGTACCTCTCTTCTCGTGGAGTGATCTCACCTGAGTCTGTGCAGGGGGGCTCTACGCTGGACTCGTTTGAGGCCACTATCCCAGAGTCTAACATGGAAGCCCCAATTAAGGTAATCCTTCTTACAATTTCAAAGTGGATTGAGAGTGAGAGACCTTACTTTGAATATGGGGAGGACTTCGAAGACCTTATTAACAATAGGGTGCTTGAGCCAGACTCAGAGGAATCCACAGAACTAGGCGAGGTTCCCCAAGATAAGCAAAAGGGTTCCATCGTACCGGGCTATTACAGAAGCCCTTACTGGATGAGTTATATCTTA